GCTCATTAGGTTGTCCTTCCATGTAACCTTCAATATAATTAGCAATATTTTTAGCTTTTTCTTCTGCATATGGAGTAATTTCTCCATCTACTTCTATAAAAGCTTTTGAAACAGCCTGTTTAATTTTCTCTGGATTGAAAATTACTGACCTACCATCACGTTTCTTAATTGTATACATTTATCATTCCTCCTAGTTATTATTAATTTAAGGATACATATTTATATAAAATTTGCAAAAGGTAAATTATCCATTTTTGTCTTGGAGATATTTAATATATTTATCTAAATACCAACGAGCTTTAGATAAATCTTCAATTTCAGTTTCAGGATTCTTCTTTCCCGCTCTAGATATATATTTAATAGCATTGCCCAAACAGAAGCCAGACATCATGCCTTGATCTTCAATGTAATCTATTACTTCTATATTACCTTGATTATAATAATCTGGATGGTTAACATTGTCAACTTCACCTAATTCTATTTTAATTAATTCATCAAATTCTTTATCTGTCATATTTGCTCCTTATAAATTTAAAATAAAATCTCTAAAACTTTGGGTTTCAACAAAAGGATAAATAGCTGTATAAACACCTTCTTTATATTCTCGATATAGCTGAGGGAAAGTATTTACATAATTTATAATATCCCAATCAGTAAGTCCTAATTCTTTATTCATTCTCTGTTTTAATTCTTTAAGTGTTACTAAATTATCTGTTGGATAAATATCTTTAGCTCTAAAAATACCACATTGATAATATAAATATCCATAAAGCATTGTAGCAATAAGTTGCTCTCTTATCCAATCAATATTAACATTATTAACATGCTCAAAGTAAGGTTCTGATGTTGAATATATATATTCTTTAAAATACTTTTCAATGTACATTAAATTGCCTGTTTTTATATATGAAAGTGAATCAGGTCTAAATATCCATTTATAAGTATAAAGCTCTGGATGATAAACAAAAGTTTTATTCATTCCAGATAAAGTTGCTCGTAACGAAAGATTAAAATATAAATCCTCGTGAGAAAATAAATCTTCTTTAAAATGAATATTTAATTCATTCAAAACTTTTTGTGTATTATAAAATTTTCCATGGAGCCAAGTATTTGTTGAAAAAGACGAGGCATAATCATGTACTATAGCTTGTTGTTCCCAATTATATCTAACAAAACTAGTGCTTAATACGTATTCAACTTTTTCTTCTTCAATAATTTGAAATACTTTTTTGAATATATTTGGTTCAAATGCATCATCATTATCTATAAAAGCAAACCATTCTCCTCTAATAAGCGGAAGTCCAGCCTGACGGGTATTCCCCGGGCAATGGAAATCGCGAGTCGTGGTCGTATAAACTATATTTATTTTATCTTCATAAGTTTTTACTATATCAAGAAAATTATCAGTAGATTTATCATCTACTATAATAACTTCATATTCTTCTTTTTCAAGGTCGTTATTAACAATAGAGTCAAGTAATCGACCAATAGTTTTTGAACAGTTATAACAAGGTACTATAATTGATAATTTCATTTAATCATTCCTTTCTATGCGGCGGTTGGGATTACACCGGACTAGGTCCGGCGCCCGCCTTTATTCTTCATATTCTTCCTCTTCTATTGTTGATTTAGTAGTAACTCTTTCATGTTGCAATTTTATATCTGGTCCTATTATGTCAACAATTTTATATAATTGATGTCCAACAGTTTTACTATAAGTTTTTCCAACGAAAGTATCATCTCTTCTAAAACCAGTAATCATAAGTTTAGTTCCTCGTTTAAACCAACTTTTTTCTACAACTTTTTTTGAGCCATCACTTTGTACTTCACTAATCTGACGTTTGAACATACTATAATACTCGCCTGTGAACTTTACATTAACTACTCCTGTTGTTGTCAATAAACTAATACTATGACGTGCATCATTTTTATTAAGTACCGTTCCAGCTATCCTATATAATTTATATATCGGGATCTGATTATTATTTCTTTTAAAGAAATAATCAACTTCTTCAGATTGTAAACTATTAAAATCAACTATATTATATTTTCTATTATCAATATTTTTTAATTCATGGTCTCCATGATAAAAACATAATGAATCCATTTCCCATGCTGATTCAGTTCCCGCAGCATATTTATTCCAAGTATTCATAAATAATATATCGTTATATTGATTAAGAATATCTTGTTGATTTTCCTTCAACCAACTACGAGCATCATTCATATAATACTGATATACATTATCCCATTCTTTTTGATTAATACAAATCTTATCATCTATTGTTTCGATTAATTCAGAATAGTCTTTTAAAAATCTATCAATAAATTCTAAACTTGTATCATTTAATACAAAATATTCTTTATATTTAAAACTCTTTAAATACTTATTAAAATTAAATATTCTAATTTGCATTTCTAATTCTTTTGGAATTAAATTATTTTGCATTAAACCATTAAAATTCTGTAATGTTAATCTCTTTTTAGGTTCACTAATTTGAGATATATAATATGCCATTATCTCTTTTCTATTTAATTTTGTATCTAATTCATCAAAAGCTCCGCCTTTAATTAACATAACCATTGGAACTTTAGTCAATGGGCATCTTATCATAAAATCTTTAATTCCAATATAAGGACGACCATATTTAATCTTCTCTATTGTTTCTGCATTAATATTACTTAATGCTTTTAATCCATAAAGAATACGATTATTTTTAATATCTGGTTCAAAACCATAATCAGAAGTATTAATATTAACTAAAGATACTTCAATACCATGCGAGGTTATTTCGCCAATAGCTTTAGCAATTTTAGCATAATCCGCGCCTTTCTCTTTTTTCTTTACTTCTTCATTAAAATTATCTTCATATATTTCATACTCAGCATCTTCCTCAAGACTTCCGCTATTTACAACTAAACAAGCAGTGTCCCAATATATAGGATTCCAACGAGTAGCTAAGTATGCAGTTTGATATCCAATGAACGAGTATGCTGTTGCATGAATTACGCTAAAAGAATATCCCATCTGAGGTCCTACACCACATTCCCAAATATATTTACCTAACATTGCGGAAGATGCTTGTTTTAAAATTTTTTCTTTTAGTTCTGGAATCTTTGACATTTGCTTTTTACCAACTATTTTTCTAGCGGCGTTCGCTTCAGCCAAATTAAAATTACATATATTTTCATCCATCAACATCATCATCAACTGTTCCTGTGATGGTGGAACTCCATATGAACTTTTAAAGTATGGTTCAAGAGTTTTCATTTCTGACTCTGTTAAATGAGCAGCTTTCATTTCATCATACCAAAGTTTAATATTATTCTTATATCGAATATATTTATCCATTGGAGTTTCTGCACCTTTTTCTGCAGTCATAAGTCTCATTAAGCCATTTGCGTCACTTAACTCAACCATGTTTTTAGGAGCTATCTTTTTCGCTGCCTGGCTACCCACTGGAGAATCAAACTGAAATATATTTAATATTTTTCCATCTTGTATATTTTTCCATACTTCTTTATCTTCAATATCTAATACATCAGGATGAAAATATTTATCATAAACTTCTCTTAAAGTTAAATCTTGTTCAATTTCATTATTCTCTTGTAAGAATTTAATACATTGTGCGATCTTGTCCTGTACTTCTGTTAACAAGAAATCGTACTTTGTCATACCAGCGGCTTCCGCCATATGTAAGTCATACTGAGTTGTTATTTCTCCATTAGGTGCTTTCATAAAACATCCAAATTCATATGGATCTTCATCAAACATAATAACTCCAGATGCATGAATACCTCTACGAGAAACTAATCCCTCAATACCCAACATAATATCAATAAGTCCTGGATATTGCTCTACTTCATATATAAATGTTTTAACAGGTTTTCTATCTTTCTCTTTATTTCCATTGATAACATCATTTAACGTCCATAAAAATCCTCTCTCTTGAGGAACAAGAGATGATAGATATTGTGCAGTATCAACATCAATTCCATCAGGGTATTCTTCAGAACGATAACCTCTACAAGCTGTTAAAATTGTACTTTTTGTTGTTTCAGTTCCAAATGTCGCTACCATCGTGCATCCTAAGTTCTTGCGAGATATCTCATCTATTTCAGGTTTAAAATTCTTACCACGCTCTTCTTTAATTTTCTGAATAATAAGCGGACGCTTGGATGGACATAAATCTAAGTCTATATCACCTAATTCAACTCGCTCTTTATTCAAATATCTCCAGAATGGGAAGTTCCATTTTAAAGGATCGAGCTGTGTTACACCTAATAAATAATGATTAAGACCAGAACAAGATGAACCACGTCCCGCGCCTACTATCGAACCACATTCCCAAAACATATCTACATAATGAGCAAGAGTTATGGGATAACTAAACATATTAGTTCCTAATTTTTCACCTACTGTTTTCTTAATATCAGCTTCTTCTTCAAGTCTATCAAGATATTGTTCATTACAAATATGCTTTTTTAATAATTTATTATAACATTCATTTACCCAATATCTTTCATATTTATCATTAGAAACAAACATATTTATTAAAGTAGGATATCTATTTTCATCTAATCCTTCAAAATATCTTGTAGGAGTTAAAGATTTAGGATAGTCTTTAACCTCAACAGAAGGAATAACCTGTGGATGAGTCAAATCATAAAATTCTATTTTATTATAAATCTCCATACTATTCTGATACATAATATCAGTTAAATCACCAATAGAAGGAGCTAAATTCTTTCTTATATCTTCATCACTTTGAAGATAGGCATACTCATAAAATTGTGCGGTTTCGCGCTCTCCACCTTTACTATTCAGATATGCTTCATGCACAAACCTATCTTCTTTTTTAAGATAATGAGCATCTGAACCAATTACCATCTTGTAATCAAAAACTTGTGCTAATTCTACGAGTTTCTTATTTACAATAATCTGCTCTTTTGATGCGCCAGGCGCGCATTCAATATAAAAGTCTGGGCCAAATAATTCTTTACACCATAATGCAAAATTAATAATATTTTGTTTTGCTTTTTCTGCTGTCTCATTATCACCAATTTTTCTTGCATTTTCCATTATTAATGTATTTCCAGATAACTCTCCGCCTATGCATGCGGAAGTTGCAATTAAATGACCTGGATTTGTTTTAACTACTTTCTCAAGATCTGATTTTAAAGTTGGAACTCTTTCAAGTCCTCTATCAAAATATGAATTCATCCAAGCTAAAGATGATAATTCTCTTAACTGGCGATGCCCTATTGCATCTTTAGCTATAAGAATAAAATGCCAATATCTTTGACCGGACTCTCTAGTATCTGTAAGATATATCTCATTCCCTAAAGCTATTTTAAATTCAGGATTAGTTTCTTTTAACTGCTTTGCAATTTTATTAACCTCAATATGACATGAAAGGCTCTCGTGGTCTGTAATTGCAATTCCAGCTAATCCAATCTCAATTGCTCTTTTAATTAATTGATCTGGACGATTAATACTATCAAGTAGCCTTATATTGCTATACATCGTGTGTGAATGAACTTCAAATCTAGGCATTTTCATTCCTCATTTCTTTTTCTTTTTTACTTTATATAATATTATAACATAATTTTTAATAAAATGCAAGTATAAAAAATAATGCGGCGGCCGCGCCTAGTCCTTCTTTAGTCTAGATCCGCGCCCGCTATATTAAATAAAATTCACAATTACCAATATTTGCAGATGGTTTAAAAATATTTTTTATCATCATTTGACCAATTATGC